AAAGAATAAGACGAAAAGAATATTGTAACCCTTATTTCTGGGTAATAACTGAAGTGAAAGGTAACAAAAATGTCTAGCTGGTATGACGAACTTGGTGTTAGAACAACGGAGGAGATACTAACAGAAATGTCAGATACCTTAAAACCCTTAACGGAAGAGGACATCCTTAAAATGAATGTTAAGGAACTACAAACGCAACTTAATGAAGCACATACTAAAATACATCAGCTTCATGATATTATCAATGAGATGCATAGTTTATCACAAAAGTCAATTGATAATCTTATTAAATCTGTTAACACGGGCTATAGTAGATGGGAGTTGGATAAGAAAAATGGGCAAGGTTAAATCTTGGATGATGGACATGGAAGAACAGGTTGATGATGCCATTTCTTCTGGAAGAGCAAACAGCGAAGATGCTGTACTTGAGTACGTACAGGATAATATGGAGATAGTTGATAAAAACTTTGTAAGGGAGTATGCTAAAAAGCGTTTGGGAGTTCCTAAAAACGGATACAATGTTTGGGATTAAATGCCATGAGCGCAGAAGAAGATTGGAAAAATAGCTACAAAAAATTACAGAAGATTAAAGATGCTCAAAAGGAATGTACTGTTTGTGGGTGTCCTATAACAAAAAAAGACCACGATGAATATAAGATGTGCCCGTGGTGTTATGCTGAATCTATAATCGATAGTGGAGGAGGTGGAGTATTCTAAAAGCGACACTCATATCTTTTGTTTGTATTCTTTTATTGTATTCTATATTAATTAACTGGAGACCTTATACAACAGAACCTTTATTTAGTTTTGATTGTTGTACATGGGTAAAGAAGGAGAAACTTGAATGACTCTTTTAAAAAGAATGATACACAAATTTAAAGAATGGCTTAACAAGAATAATGAACCGAAGTACTTATCTGGTAAAAACAGAGCCGTTAAGCACGAACGTGATCGACAAAGGTATCTATCTAGTAAGAGTAAAAAGATATGACACCTTATGAGAAACTAAAACTGCTAAGAGAAAAAGTAGAAAGAGAAAAGGATAAGATACTACCTATTGATAAGCAACTAATTATAAATAACTTAAAAAATGTATATGATCCTGAAATTACTAGTGTTAGCATTTATGAATTAGGTCTTATTTATAATATTGATATTGATGAAAAAGAAGGATCAGTTAAACTTACGCATACACTAACAAGTGCTTGGTGTCCATTTGCGGATGAAATTATTCATGCTATACATAAAGCGTGTGAGGTGGAGAATGTTGATTCTATTGATATAATCACAACATTTGATCCACCGTTTAGTATGGAAAAGGTTCCAGAAGAAACACGATTAATTATGGGATGGTAAAATGATTGACTGGCATGATTTCTTATTAGGATTTCTATGGGGAACTACACTTAGTATGCTTTTGGTATATTCTCTATTGTAGAAGGAGTAACAAAATAAATATAATCTCACAAAGATACTTTTGGGAAAAGAAGGTAGAACGCTTCATCCAAATGTTTTTATATGGAAAAGATACACCAGAAATGTTTATACGTAATATGTTGCACATGGGATTTAACGAAAACGATGTGTGTAACTTTTTAGAGGAGTGTGCAGATGAATAAAAAATATATTATAATATTCTCTTCTGTTGTTGCTATTTTAGTAGCAGGGGGAGTAGGGGCTAACGCTTTAATCATAGCTAACTGTAATTATGATCCAGCAACTGGTAATTACATATACAAAGGAGAAGAAGCTGCTCATGGTACTATGGACAGCGCACTTGACTGTGCATTGTCTGGGCTTCTTTCCAAGATAGTGTCTGACAGGCTGGGGATGTATGGTGATGAGCCAACAAAGGAACAGGCACGTAAGATTATAGAGACTAACAAAATTAATAAGGAGAGAGCGAATGAGTAGTCTTGTACATATAACAATATTAAAGAATGAACTTCTCTGGCTAGAGGAGAATGCGTCACTTGTACAGCGTCTTAAAAGAGCGGTTATTAGAGAATATTTAAATAGTCGCGTAAAGACACTTTCTAAAGAACTAGCTGATCATAGAGCGGCTAAGAAGTTACTAGAGAAAGATAAAACAACTCGCGTCTTAATTAAAAAGAGTAAAGAAATTAAAGAACCCGAATGAATATCAAGTCTCTTTTTAGTAACATTGATAAGATAGAAAAAACTATCAAAGAGTTTAGAGAAAAAGAGTTGACATTCGGGTCTGCTCATGCTATACTAGTTGAGTTTGGTTACAGCAAAAATGAAGCGTCAGTTATCTTGGATAAGATAGTGGAAGACAGAAATGCCTCTCGTAGTTGACATTGAAACTGATTCGTTACAAGCTAACAAAATATGGGTTGTTGTAACAAGGGACACCAAAACAAATGAAATACGTAGTTTTAGAGAACCTGTGGGATTTACCAATTATATTAGAGATTACGATACGTTCATCGGACACAATCTTCTGTCTTTTGACGTTCCAGTTTTAAATAGGTTATGGGGTACACATATCAAGCTATCACAAATTGTAGATACGCTGATACTGTCACAGTTATTTAATCCTAATCGTAAGGGTGGTCATTCGTTAGATAATCTAGCTCAACTAGCAGGTTGTAAAAAAATAAATTTTTCAGACTTTTCAGAGTATTCTGAAGACATGCTAAAGTATTGCATTAATGATGTAAAAATTACTCACAAAGTTTACAAGTATCTTCTCGCCTATGAAAGTCACGGATTTTCAAAGAGAAGTATAAGTCTTGAACATAAGATAAGACAAGTAATAAACAAACAACAATACTATGGGTTTCTTTTAGATACTAAAAAAGCTATACAATTACTTTGTGAAATAAAGAATAAAAATGAAAAAATAGAAAAAGAAATAAGAGGTTTCTTTAAACCTAAAGTACGTCCAATTAAAGATATAGTAGTTAAACGTAAAAAGGATGGAAGTATATCTAAAGTTGGTTTAAATCATATTGAGAATTTAAGATACTTAGGAGGTAATCATACTACCATAAGGTATGAGGAATTTAACTTAGGCTCTCCTAAACAAATAGTAGAGAGAATGGAAGAGTACGGGTGGGAGCCTATAAAATTTACTCCTAAAGGATCACCTAAAGTATGTGAAGAAAATCTTGAAACGCTTCCACCTACTGCACCTGATGCAGTTAAGAAGTTAGCACTGTGGAAGGCTCTTGAAACACGGTGGAAGAATATTGATAGTTGGATTGACGCATCCACTGATGACGGCAGAGTACACGGTAAGGTATTTACGATGGGCGCTGTAACTGGACGTATGACACATTCTGAACCAAACATGGCTAACATCGTTTCATCATACAAACAGTATGGCAAAGAATCTAGAGAATGCTTCATAGCGCCAAAAGATTATGTATTGGTTGACACTGATGCATCAGGTCTTGAACTTAGAATGTTGGCTCACTACATGAATAACGATGAATTTACTAACGAAGTTGTTAATGGTGATCCGCATACAGCAAATATGAAGGCTGCTGGATTGTCAACAAGATCAGAAGCCAAGACATTTATATATGCTTTTTTGTATGGTGCAGGAGCGGAAAAGATAGGTTCTATAGTTGGAGGAAATCCTAATATTGGTGCTCAACTAAAGAAAACATTTTTATCCAATATGCCAGAATTAAAATTATTACAATCAAAAATTATTAGTGAAGCAAAAAAGAAAGGATATCTTAACGGAATAGATGGTAGACGTATACATATTCGCTCACCCCATGCTGGATTGAACACGCTGTTACAGGGCGCGGGAGCGATAGTATGCAAGCAGTGGGCGATAGAGATAGATCGAAGGGTACGTCAGGAGAAATTGGACGCCCATCTGGTGTGCAGCATTCATGATCAATATGTTTATGAAGTTCATGAAAAAAGTGTTGACAGGTTCAAGGAGGTTTGTCATACTGGTATCGAACAAGCTGGGCAATATCTAGAAGTTAGATGCCCACTATCATGTGATATCGGTATCGGTAAAACTTGGTATGAAGCAGAGCATTAATACAACAGAAAAGGAGATATGCTTATGATTTTACGTGGTCAGGCTTTTTGGCCTAAAGTGTTTGAAGGTTCTCTAAAGCCTCAAGATAAAGGTAAATATCAGGTTGATATTTGTCATTTGGACGAAGATACTGTTAAAAAACTAGAGGATAGTGGTTTAACTGTTAAAATTCATGATCCAAAAAAGGAGCATTACAAAGGCACTTATATTACTGCTAAAGGTAATCGTCCACCAAAGGTTTTTGATGCCGCTAAACGCCCGTGGAATCCAAAGATTCTTATTGGTAACGGTTCTAATGTCAAAATTTCCGCTATGCCATATGATTGGACGTTTGAAGGTAATTCGGGTAGAAGTCTTGGCTTAAATCAGTTGATGGTTGTTGAACATGTTGAGTATGTGGTTGATGAGTTAGAAGCAGAAGAGGAGGTACCATTCGACGACGAAGATGACGTAGAAGTTTAGTAAAGAGTTATACTAATGGTAGGGGTTAGTCACAACGGGGGCTAACATTTGGAAAGGTGAGGGATGGGCCTTTCCTATTTAAAAAATTTAAAGGTACACCGTAATGAAAAGCATAGACACTCTTGTAAAAGATATATATGAAATCATAGATGAAGGTACGGAAGTGCATGAGGAAGACATGGAGTTCTTCCTTAATTTTATTCGTGATGAAACTGTCAACTTCTTCAGTAAAGAAGAAAGAATTAAAAACCGTAAACCTACTATAAGAATGTCTAACATCGGTAAAGAACCACGTAAGATGTGGTATGATTTTTATGAACCAGTTGAGCGTGAGTTGAAACCGAATGAGCGAATAAAGTTCTTTTACGGACATATATTAGAGGCATTCTTATTGTTTCTGTGTAAAGTTGCTAATCATGATGTACGTGACATGCAGCGTGAAGTTGAACTTAATGGTATCAAAGGACATATTGACGCTGTCATTGATGATGTTGTTACTGATGCAAAGAGTTCTTCAAGTTTTGGTTTTCGTAAGTTTAGTCGCGGTGACTTATTTAGTGATGATCCATTCGGTTATCTGTATCAAATCTCTGGATACATACAAGCTCTTGGTATGGAGCGGGGCGCATTCTTAGCTATTGACAAGCAGTATGGTGATCTGGCATTATTGCCTATTGAGGATATGGACGTTCTTGATGCATCATCGCGTATAGACTATTTGCGTGATGTATTATCTAATAAAGAACAACCTCCCGAACGATGCTACGATGAGGATGTAGAGAACAACGGAAATAAGTCGTTGTGTTCTCAATGCAGATGGTGTCATCATAAGTATAATTGCTGGTCTGACTCAAATGGAGGAGAAGGTTTGCGTACCTTTAATTATTCTAAAGGATACAGGTACTTTACTCACATAGAAAAAGAGCCACGAGTTGATGAAGTAATATGAAAAAGAAAATACATATAAATATGCACAAGATTCGTGCTAATAAGAAACACGGTTTTAATGAACCAGTTGTTACGGTTAAAACTTACAAGAGTAATAAATATGCTCATGAAGTTGAAATATTAGGACCAAGTAAGGTAATTTATTCACCGGACAAACCGTTATCTTGTGGTGCCAGAGTGTGGATTGAAACTAATTCTGAAGTTATTCTTGATGGCAAAAAATTGGAGGCGTTATGACTAGATATGTAAAGACGCACCAGCCGTGTCCTGACTGTGGTAGCAGCGATGCTCTATCCTACTATGCAAATGGAAATACGTACTGTTTTTCATGTGGAGAGCTACATAGAAATTCTGCCTCTACTAGTTTAAAGGAAAAACTAATGAAAGAACATAAAAAGCCTGTGAATATGGAATATCAAAAAGGAGTAGAGTGCGATATACAGGAAAGAGGTATTTCAAAGAATACGTGTAAATTCTTTAATGTTACAAAGGGAGCATCTCATTGGTATTTTCCGTATTATGATGATGAACGAAATCACATAGCAAATAAGAAAAGAAGTATAACTGATAAGAAATTTCTATCTCAAGGTCAATTATCTTCTTCTACCTTATTTGGTCAGAACCTTTTCAATGGTGGTAAATATATCACAATTACAGAAGGTGAGATTGATGCACTATCTGTCTTTCAAATGATGGGTAGTAAGTGGCCTGTTGTATCTATAAAGACAGGCGCTAAATCCGCTGTATCTGATGTATCTGCAAACTACGATTATTTTAATCAGTTTGATAACATTAAAATATGCTTTGACAATGATGAGCCGGGAAAGAAAGCAGCAAAAGAAGTTGCTGAACTTCTGATGCCAAAGACGCACATTATTAATCTTAACATGAAAGATGCTAATGAGTATCTTATCAATGGTGAAGAGAAACAGTTTCAGCAAATGTGGTGGGATTCTAAAAAGTATACACCAGAAGGAATTGTCGCTGGCTCTGATATGTGGGAGACTATTGTTGCTGGCCCCACTGAAAGTTCTGTTAAGTATCCGTACAAAGGATTAAACAAGCTTACATTTGGTATACGTATGGGTGAGCTAGTAACCATAGCGGCTGGTTCTGGTCTTGGAAAGTCTTCTTTCATGCGAGAGATTGCCTACCATATCTTAAAGAATACAGAACATAGTGTAGGCTTAATGTTTATGGAAGAGAGTGTTAGGCGTACAGCACAAGCTGTAGTCGGCTTGGATATGAATAAGCCTATACATCTTCCAGACTTTGAGTATACTGAAGATGAGCTAAGAACTGCTTTCAATAATACTTTAGAGACAGATCGTCTGTTTTTCTTTGATCACTTTGGTAGCAACTCAATCAATAATATTGTATCCCGTGTTAGGTATATGGTACGGGCGCTGAAGTGTAAGTATATTTTTCTTGATCACGTTAGTATTCTTGTATCTGATCAGTCTAACATGGATGAGCGTAAGGCTCTTGATGAGATAATGACTCGACTACGCACGTTGGTACAGGAGTTGGACATCTGTATGTTCGTAGCCTCCCATCTCAAACGTGTCGATTACGGGCATGAGGAGGGCGGTAGAGCCAAACTTCATCAGCTTAGAGGGTCAGGGTCTATAGGGCAGCTATCGGACATTGTACTGGGCCTTGAGCGCGATGGACAGGCTACTGACATGCGTGAACGTCATATGACAACAGTGCGCGTAATAAAGAATAGGTTCAGCGGACTTACGGGGCCGTCTAATAAACTATTCTATGATTTGAATACAGGAAGGTTACATGAGATTGCATTAACTCCTGATGAGGAATTAGAAGCGGAAGATTTTTAAATGATCATATATCAAAAGCGTGTTTATCCAGAAGATTTAGAAGCTAATCCCAATGTGTACTATATGTTTGCTGATAACGATAAGAGAGGAGGTCACTGGAATTTTAGAGGTTATAATAATTTTATTGGCATTCGAATAAAAAATGATGAACACGCTTTTGATAATTCCTACTGGTCAGATACAACTTATGCTGATAATGTTAGTAAGATACACCCAGACTTTGAAAGTGTACAAACCCTTCTAAAGAATCAAGTTCCAGTTGTATACAGCGAACAAACATTCAATATCAACATTACAGAATACAGAAGTAAAAGTCCTAAGACATGCATATACATCGAAAAGTATTTAGATTTTTTACAAGATAAGTGGAGTAAAATATATGAAGGAAATATCAGTTTCTAATGAGGTTATAGATATTGCCCGTGAGAAGGCTAAAGAATTAGGTAACATACGAAAGTCCATCACTGCTGGTGGAGGAAATGTTGCTGGTTTTATAGGCGAACATCTGGCACAAAGCGTATACGGTGGAGAAATGATTAATACATTTAAATACGACTTAGTGTTGCCAGATGGTCGCCGCATTGATGTAAAGACGAAGCGTAGCACAGTAGTACCTCAAGAACATTATGATTGTACTGTTACTGATTTTCAAATTGATTATGATTGTGATGGATATATATTTGTTAGAGTATTACGTACCTATGAGAAAGGATGGGTTTTAGGATATATCAGCAAAGATGATTTTAAAAAGAAAAGCATATTTAAAAAAAGAGGAGAAAGAGACGGGAAGTATACCTACAAGCACTCCTGCTATAATGTAAGGATAGATGCTTTAGTTGCTCCATGAAATACAAATCAAACCTTGAAAGGAATATAGCGAATGTTCTGAATAAGTATTCAGTAGCTTTTGAATATGAACCTACTCGCTTATCCTATCAGCCTAAACCGAGAACGTATATTCCTGATTTTTATATTTCTGATAAAGAATTTTATATAGAGGGTAAAGGATACTTTCATGATGGGTATGAGAGAACAAGACATTTGCTGATACGTGATCAGTTGGGAGTTGATGTAAAGTTTGTATTTCAAAATCCAAATACCAGAATAGGAAAAGGATCAAAAACCACTTACGCTGATTGGTGCGAAAGATATAAGTTTGAATATTCTGATGTAAACATACCAAAGAAATGGTTTGAATAATGAATGATGATGAAGACTTAACAGAGGAAATATTTGAAATGATAAAGCACATAGCGGATGTGTATGAAAATCTTCCAGCAGAATCCGTAGCTCTTATCATGACCAGAAAGATTATTGGTGCACCAGAAGAACATGATATAGATGATAAAATTGATCTTTCTTTATTAAAGGAGCAAGTTTCAATTAATGTTATTGACAATCTTGATAAGGGTTCTGAGAATAGTATGGTTTTCTTCTTAACTCACGGTTTAATAGAATTGATTGGAGAAAATTTTGATGAAGTTATTGAAATGGGTCAAAATAGGGTTAAGCAGTTAATCTTAGATAACACGGAAGAAGATGAAGATGGTAATAGAAAATTTTTAGATGGTGTTAATAATACAGATGCTACTATTATAAAGTTTTCTGATTACAAGAAGAAACTTCACTAGAAAGGTATATAATGTATACTACATATGGAATGGAATGGTCAGGAAAAGAGAATAAAGATGACCAAATTAATAGTCCAGAACATTATAACAATAATAGTATGGAAACTATTGATCTAATACGAAATAGTATGGAACTAAAAGAATTTAGAGGTTACCTGAAAGGTAATATTATAAAATATGTTAGCAGATATCAGTATAAGGAAAAAGAAAATCCTGTTAAAGATTTGTTAAAGGCACAATGGTATCTGAATAAACTTATAGAGGATATGAAGAATGATGGGTAAGAGCGAGACGATACAAGATAAGCTACATATATTTCATCGTGCCTTTAGACATCCAGTTGGTCTTAAATATCCTAAACCTTCTGCTTTAATGGATGGTGAAAAAGATTTAAGAAGGACTCTAATACAGGAAGAATTTAGGGAATTGATGTATGCTATTAGTAATGAAGAAGATGAAGAAGTTCTTAAAGAACTCTGTGATCTGGTCTATGTGTGTGTTGGCTTTGCTGTCACTTACGGCTGGTCTTTTGATACTGCATTCAATAGAGTTCACCTGTCGAACATGTCAAAGCTTGACAGAGACGGCAATCCAGTGTATAGGGAGGATGGTAAAGTGGTTAAGTCTGACTGCTATGAACCACCGAAACTTTCAAATTTAGTGAGATGATACAACCCATTATTTTATCTTTTTTAATGTTGTGGTTTATTTCTCTAATGTGGGTTACTTGTGATGTCATATTTTAAAGGAGTACAACATGGAAATACCTATTAATCTTGTGAATGATATTGTAAATTATCTAACACGACAACCATACAGAGAAGTTGTTAGTTTAATTAATAAAATTATTCAAGAGCAAGCACAACAACAATCCGCACAACAGGAGCTACCTTTAGATGATACCGACTGACTATCAAGCGTTTATTCACCAGTCACGATATAGTCGCTGGATTGATGAAGAAGGTCGCAGAGAGACATGGGAAGAAACCGTTACGCGGTTATTGGATTTTTATAATGATTTCCTGACTAAAAAGTATGGCTTTACTTTTGGTCCTGATCTTCATGGAAATCTATATGATTCTATTGTAAACATGCAGGTTATGCCTAGTATGAGAGCAATGATGACTGCTGGTCCTGCTTTAGCGCGTAATCATATCGCTGCTTATAATTGCAGTTACCTACCAGTAGATAGTCCACGGGCTTTTGACGAATGTTTATATATTTTAATGCACGGAACAGGTGTAGGTTTCTCTGTTGAACGAGACTACGTTAATCAACTTCCTCCTGTACCTGATACAGTTGAGTCAAGTGAAACGTGTATTGTTGTTAAGGACAGCAAAGAAGGGTGGTTCAGAGCATTCAAGGAATTGATAAATTTGCTGTATGCTGGTCAGGCTCCCCGTTGGGATGTATCAGAAGTACGTCCAGCAGGTTCCAAATTAAAAACATTTGGTGGAAGAGCTAGTGGGCCGGGGCCGTTAGAAGAATTATTTAAGTTTACCACAAAAATGTTTACAGATGCAGCGGGACGTAAGTTAAGTACCTTAGAGTGCCATGACCTTATGTGTAAAATCGCTGATGTAGTTGTGGTAGGTGGTGTTAGGCGCTCTGCACTGATAAGTTTATCTAATCTTGGTGATGATCGTATGAGACGTGCCAAGAGCGGAGACTGGTGGCTTAGTGAACCTCAACGTGCATTCTCTAATAATTCTGTTTGTTATACAGCAGGATTGGATACAGGATCATTCATACGTGAGTGGGCTTCTTTGTATGAAAGCAAATCTGGTGAAAGAGGTATCTTTAATAGACAGGCCGCACAGAGACAGGCTTCAAGATACGGACGTAGAGACGCTGACATCGATTATGGAACTAACCCGTGCAGTGAAATTATACTACGGCCTAAACAGTTCTGTAATCTGAGTGAAGTTATTGTATCTTCGGATGATACACTGGAAACACTGAAGTACAAAGTTGATAAGGCTACCATCTTAGGTACGATACAATCATGCTTTACAAACTTCAAAGGTCTTGGACGGCAGTGGGTTAGAAATACAGAAGAAGAAAGATTACTGGGTGTAAGCCTTACTGGTATTCTTGATAATGAGATGTTAGCAAATAAGACAGATGATGATCTTCCTTCTATACTCTCTGAATTACGTGAACATGCTGTTAAGGTTAATGCTAATTTCGCTAAACGTCTTGGTATAGAGCCAAGTGCTGGCATTACGTGTGTTAAGCCTAGCGGTACAGTAAGTCAGCTTGTAGACGCTGCATCAGGTATACATCCCCGTCACTCTGAATATTATGTACGAACAGTACGGGCTGATAAGAAAGACCCGTTAACTATATTCATGACACAAGCAGGATTTCCTGTAGAGGATGAGAAGGACAAGCCTGACTCCACTGCTGTATTTTCATTTCCGATTAAAGCGCCCAAAGGAGCAATTACACGGCATGATTTGTCAGCACTTGATCATTTAAAGATTTGGCAAATATACGCTGAACACTGGTGCGAACATAAACCCAGTATTACAGTCAGCGTCAAAGAGGATGAGTGGATGGAAGTAGGTGCCTTTGTGTATGATAATTTTGATACGATGTCAGGTGTTAGTTTTCTTCCTATGTCTGAACACATTTATGAACAGGCACCTTATCAGGATTGTACAAAAAAGGAATATGAGGCATTACTGAAGCGTATGCCTAAGAAGATAGACTGGAAAGGTCTGTCTGAATTTGAGCGTGAGGACAATACAATTAGCTCTCAGACGCTAAATTGCACGGGAGACGTATGTGAAGTGGTCGATCTTGTCTAATTCTAATATGCTCAAAAGCAAATATGCACGGGCGCTGTATGCGGTAATTAAACAAAAAGAAGGAGATAAGAGACAAAGAGTGAGAATGCAGGAGAAGTTCACTGTAGCTGAATTTAGAGAGCTATTAGGTGTACCCAAAGGAAAACTAACCACATTTTCTAACCTAAATGCACGAGCGATTAAGCCAGCAGTGTTAAAAATAAATGCTCTAGAAGATTTAGGTGTAAAGGTTGAGGGCCTGAAGTATGGGCGTAAAAATGTACGAGACATCAGAATGCATTGGTATAAAAAAGATGTTGTTGGAATGGAGTGGATCGTTTCACCATCCTATAGAGATAGAAGAAAAAGTATGTTAGATACTCTGGGCAATCGTTGTGTTTGTTGTGGAGAAACAGAAGAAATAT